CAACTTTTGCTAAAGGAAAAAGATCATTAGCAATATCAGACCGTTCAGGAATGGCATTTCCTTATAAAGAAATGGTATTTGAATGGAATGGTGCTTTTGTGCATTATTCAGAATACGAACCTAAGCATCCACAACTAGAACCAAAACCAGTTGGTGCAGATCCAGAAGGATTACAGTTTGCAAGACCACAAAGAACAGAACCACCTACAGCAGATTTATTACCAGAAGATCCTTTTGTAGTAACTTCCGGATCTACTACAGTAACAGTTAATGAACCTTATAGTGGAAGAGTAACTGGAGATTTTGTTAGATTTAATGGAATACCAAATAATATTGGCGGAGTAGAACCAAGTAATATTCAATTATTAACTACATTAGCATCTACTATAGATGCAACTACTACCACTATTACATTAACAGACTCTTCTCAATTTCCTACTTCAGGATATATTATGATTGAAAAATTAAATCCTGTTACTCTTCGTTTTGAAAATGAAGTAATAAGCTATACAGGAAATAGTTCTAATGTATTGACAGGATGTGTAAGAGGTACTAATTCATTGACTAGAGGGATCAGTTTAGGAAACACGATAGCAACTGCCCACGAAGCAGGATCCACTGTATATGGTGGATTTTCTATTACAATGGTAAGTAGTGTAATTCCTAATCCGGGAGTTCCTTCTACTATTACAGTACAAAATAGTTATACATTTAATTTAGTTTCCTCAGCAACAGGAAACGCAATTGGAGGAGGTTCGCAAGTATTTGCAGGACCAATGAACGATAAGGCTTAATATGAACTACGGACAATTAAGAGATCAAATTAGAAATTATACAGAAGTAGATAGCAATGGTCTATCTGATTCTACAGTAGCACAAATTACTGTTAATACAGAAAATAGAATTTATAGAGAATTAAATATTGATTCTTTTAGAGCTTATGCAACTGCAGCGATGAGCACAGGAAATAGATATGTAACAGTCCCTGCTAATTTAAGAAATATTCGTTATGTTCAAATTACTAGTGGAGGAGAACAAACTTATTTAGAACAAAAAGACACTTCTTTTATGGCTGAGTTTGATCCTACTCCATCGACTACTTATGGAACTCCAAGATATTATGCTAACTGGGATGAAGTAACTTGGGTGGTAGCACCTACTCCAGATACTAATTATAATATTACAATGGCATATTATGCACAACCTGCTAGTATTTCTAGTAGTGCCACTAGCACTAGTTATGTATCTACTTATGCAGAAGACCTTCTTTTATATGGATGTTTAACAGAAGCATATAAATACTTGAAAGGTCCGGCAGATATGATACAGTTATATGAACAATCTTATCAAACTGCTAGAGAGTCGTTTGGTGTTGAACAAACAGGTAGAAGAAGAAGAGATGAATACGTGGATGGGGTCGTCCGCGTTCCATTACAATCTGTTGACCCTTCAAAGTAGGAGAACAATATGGCAAATATAGTACCGGATAGTTTTAAAAACGAACTATTTTTAGGAACTCATAATTTTAGCACATCTGCAGGAGATACATTTTATTTATCTTTGTATTCAACTGTAACTGGATTTACTGCTACTGGAACTACTGTCTACACAACAAGTAATGAAGCTTCTGGAACTGGCTATACAGCTGGTGGTGCAGCATTAACAAACACAGCTTGCAGCGTTGCACAGAATATTGCGTTTGTTGATTTCTCAGACGTTACATTTACTACCGCAACAATTACAGCTTCCGCTGCTTTGATTTATAATACTTCTCAATCTCAAAAAGCAGTTGTTGTTCTAGATTTTGGTGGAGATAAAACTTCAACGAACGGTGATTTTACTATTCAGTTTCCAGATGCAAATTCTACAAGTGCTATTTTGAGATTATCATAGTAATTTTGCCATAACAAAATTATGGCTAATAAAGCTTGGGGCGATTTATATTTTGGAGCAGGTAGTTGGGGCGAACAAGCCACAGATGCAATCGTTCCTGTAGGAATTCAATCTGGATGGGGTAGAGCAGCTTTTGGTCAAGGTGCTTGGAATAGTCCTGTTGCTATTGATGCTCTTTCATTAAATTCTGGAACTGTATCTATTGTAGCTAATGCAAAAGTATTAGCGGATGGAAATAATTTACAAAGTCAAGTTGGAGAAATTACTTTTTCTGGTGATGCAAAAGTTGATGTCACTGGAAGTGATTTAACTTTAACGGTAAGTAATGCAATTATTTCTGCAAAAGGAAGTGTTGATCTTACTACTAATCAATTACAAATTTTAATTAGTTCACCAAGTATTTCTGCAGATGGATACACAGAAGCAGTTAATGGAAGTCAAATCTCTACACAAGTAGGAACAGTAAGCTTTAAATTAGATAATCAATTTAACGTAACAGGATCTGGTATTCAATTAGCAACTGGCCAAGTTACTGTTGCATTACCTACTGTAGTTAGATTAGATCCCGGTCCACAAATATCTACACAAGTAGGAACTGTTGGATTTAAACTAGATGCTAATTTTGAGGTTACTGGAAGTGATTTAAATATCAATACAGGAACTGCAGCTGTGGTGGCCAAAGCTATAGCAGAAGCTACAGGATCCGCTATTCAGGTTCAAACTGGCACTGTTAATATAGAATCTAGGTACTATGTAACCGGATCTCAGATAAATACCCAAGTAGGAACCCTTTCTTTTAGTACAGAACAAAATATACAAGTTACAGGTAATAACTTGACTTTAGGCTCAGGTAGCCTTACTATTACAGTTTGGCAACCAATAATTCCTGGTGCCAATCAAACGTGGACTGCCATTACAACAGGGGCATCTGAGACTTGGACCCCTATCACTACTGGAAGCACGCAAACGTGGACACCACTATAAAAAAATGATAATACGGAGAATATATGGCTAGTACATTTTCAAATTTAGGTCTTATCCTAATGGCAACCGGAGAAGATTCCGGCACGTGGGGTTATAAGACAAACGTAAATATTCAAAGAATTGATTTTGCAATGGATGGTATTGCAGAACTTACCATCACAGGTTCAACTACTTTAGCTTTTTCAACTAATTCAGATACTACTACTTACACACAAGAAGCAGGTAGAGCTGGTATATTAGTTTTATCAGGAACTCCAAGTTCTGTTCCAACGATTACAGTTCCTAACATTGAAAAACAATATCTTGTAAATAATACAATGAGTACCACTGCAGTATTTACTGCGGGCGCAGGAGCAGCTAATGCAACAGTAGCCGCTGGTGCTAAATCTATTATTTATGTAGATGGTAGTGACGAAGTTATAGAAGCTGTTACTGACACAGTTAATACTCCAGGCGGATCTAATTATCAGGTACAATTTAATGATAATGGGTCTTTTGGTGCTATTACTAATACAACAGCTGGATATATATTAACATCTAATGGAACAGGGGCTACTCCTACTTTCCAGGCAAACTCAGGAGTTTCAACAGGAAAAGCTATTGCAATGGCAATAGTTTTCGGATAAAATATAACAGGAGATTAAAATATGGCAAATCCAAATATAGTAAACGTCACAACGATTTATGGTAAGTCGGTACAAGCCGCTCTTACTACTACACTTACTACAGAAATTATTTCTGCGGTTCCTACTGGAAGCGTTTACAAAATTAATTCAATCACAGTCGCTAACATTGATGGCACTAACGCTGCTGATGTTTCTGTGTTCATCACTAAATCAGGTGGATCTCCTATTGCAATTGCAAGTACTATTTCTGTACCAGCAGATGCATCCTTATCTTTAATTGATAAAAATTCAGGATTCTATTTAGAAGAAGGTGATAACATTGAAGCTGGCGCAAGTGCGAACGGCGATTTAACTATCACAATATCGTACGAAGATATTTCATAAGGAGGTTCTAAGCAGCTATGGCAAATGGCGGAATTATAGGACCAGTCAACCAAACCAGTTTTGGTAAATGCACAGTTACAACCAAAACTTCATCAGGATGTTTAACTACTCAAACAGGAACTAGAGTTGTTCAAGCTTTAGTTGTTGCTGGAGGAGGTGGAGGTGGAGGAACTTCACAGTATGTTAGTAAAGGAGGAGGTGGAGCAGGAGGTTTAAGAACTTGTTCATCTTTTTCAGTTTCTGGAGCAACAACATATCCAATTACAATAGGAGCTGGTGGATCAGCAGGTTCTTCAGGAAGCCCTTCTTCTTTTTCATCCATTAGTTCTACAGGAGGTGGTAATGGTGGAGTATCTGGTCCAGGATCAGCACCAGCTAATCCAGGTGGATCAGGTGGAGGAGCAGCTCAATCTAGTCCTGCTTTTGGAACAGGTAATGCAGGAGGTTATTCACCACCAGAAGGAAATAATGGTGGACCAGCTGCAGGAGCTTGTAGTCCACAATATGGAGCAGGAGCTGGAGGTGGAGCTTCCGCAGCAGGTGGAGCAGGTACAAGTTCAAATGGTGGAGCAGGTGGTGCAGGATCAGATATAACTCCAATATTTGGACCAGGTTTACCTAATTGTGGAGTTTATGCAGGTGGAGGTGGAGGAGGACAACAAGATTCAACTCCAACAGCAAATACAGGTGGAATAGGTGGTGGTGGAGCAGGTGCAAGATGTAGTTGTGGTGGAGCAGCAAGTGCAGCTGGTTCAGGAACAGCTAATACTGGAGGAGGTGGAGGAGGTGGAGCAAATCACCCAGGAAGTTCACCAGTAGCAACATCAGGTTCAGGCGGATCAGGAATAGTTATAGTAAAAGAATTAAACAAAGCATCAGGAGTCTGGACACTCGATGAACAGTTAGAGAATTTAGAAGCAGGCACGTGGCCGAAGAGAACAGTTAATATAGATTATTTAGTCGTTGCTGGAGGTGGAGCAGGTGGTCGTGGTGCAGGACCAGGAGGTGGTGCAGGGGGTTATCGTACATCAGGTTATGGACCAGCACCTTTACAAGGATCAGCACAAGAATTAGGTTTAGGAAGTTATTCAATTACAGTTGGAGCTGGTGGTACAGCAGACACAGGTTGTGGTGCAGGCAAAGGTACTGATTCAGTATTTGGTGCAATAACATCAGCTGGGGGTGGAGCATCTGGTCCAGGTCCAGGTGGATCAACTGATTTACCTGGTGGATCTGGGGCAGGAGGAATTTATCCAGGTGGAGCAGGTGGAACAGGAAATACACCACCTGTAAGTCCTCCTCAAGGAAATCCAGGAGGAGCTTATTCTCCAGGTATTGCAAGTGGTGGAGGTGGTGGTGGAGCAACTGCTGCTGGTAGTAATGCTCCTAGTAATAGTGTAGGTGGAGCTGGAGGTGCAGGAGCACCAAATAGTATTACAGGAACAGCAACATCATACGCTGGTGGTGGTGGGGGTGGTAGCACTGGAACAGGTGGAGCAGGAGGAACAGGCGGTGGTGGAGCTGGTGGTGGTCCTAGTGTTTGTGGAACAGCAGGAACTATTAATACTGGCGGTGGAGGTGGTGGATCTGGAAGCACACCTGTTACTACTTCAGGAGCTGGCGG